GAAAAGAGAAGGAAGAAAGGGGATGCTTTCCTTACCGCAAGAAGCAAACAGTCGGATGTCAGCAGCACAACAAGCTGGCGCTGTGATTACATACGCCAGGAGATATGCCTTAGCCGCTTGCCTTGGTATCGCACAGCAGGATGATGATGCGCCCAAACCAACCGAATCGCATCAGGAAGAGGCCAAGCCAAAGCCAGTAAACAGATCTCCGCAACAAAAAAACGCAGAAACTCAAACCCAGTTTGCAGAACAAGCCTGTAAAGAGATTCATGCAATGACCAAGATCGGTCAGATTCATTTGTGGACAACAAAGAATGAGAAAAAACTGGAGTCACTTGCGGCATCTAGTAAAACTTTGGTGATGATGGTAACCAATGCGTTGGACGAGAAAAGTAAGGAGCTCAGTAAGCCAGAAATGCCTGTCGCAGAGACACACGGCACAGAGCCTGATCCACTGCCACCAGTTCCACCACTTGATTCAAAAGACGAAATCCCATTTTAGGAGAAAAAATATGGCATACCCACACTTCAGTAACAGCAAAATGCAGCCGCTAAGAGAACAAGAGGTTGGCGTGAGCAAAGGCAGAGAGTATCAGGTAAGCGCCTGGTTTGAGGTCAAGACCCCTTACGATGAGCAGACAGGGCGTTACGCCCCGATGCAAGTTTCTCAGCAGGAAGCAATCGAGGAAGCCTTGGACACTCTTCGCAGTGTCGGTGCGAACTTGAAGGTCACGATCAAAGAGAAGAACCAGGGAGATGCCCGTCAGTGGCCTATCGCGGTGAACACAAAGGTCTTTATCAACGACAAAGAAAAGACCGCTGTGCCAGCAACAAACCCACTTAGCACAGGAAACTCCTGGGACAGGTTTAAAGGGTAATGGTTGGCAAAAAAACAGGGAGAACGAATCGGAAGATTGACCCAAAAACTCTGTCTTTCCATGCTTTTTTTAAGAGAAAAAAATCAAATCTTCGCAACTGGATCAGACCTCAAATTACCCAATTAAAATGGACGATTGAATGGCGCATAGACCAAGCCAAGCATCAAGTCTTCATGGAGATCAAAAAGAGAACCAAGCAAATGAGGGCTCAGCACAACGTGCCATACCCAGCATCTGTCTTTATAAAGACTTGCGAGGAACCAAAACTGACAAAGCGAAAGCCTCGCAAGTATTTACCTGGGATCAATCACACCAACTGGATGCTTTTGCTTTGTTTTGTTATCCCCTTTATGCAGAACGCTTGCCTCTGATCACTTCATCTTTTTCATGGGCGCTTTAGCACCGCCCATTTTTTCTCTGTTCTTCTCTCTGGCCTTCTTCATGGCTGACATTTGTGAGCCTTTTGGCTTCATTCCTGAGCCTTTTCCATAATGACCTGGCATAAATCACCTCACGCTTTTGCTTTGTTTCGTTTTGATATCGCCCGAGCTTTTGCTCTGGCATCCGCTTTGCTGCTCGCGCCCCAGGCTCGGAGTGAGAGAAGCAATCTTGTTGGCTCTCCGTCTTTCTTTTCTGGGCCTCTGGCTGCACCCATTCGCGCAAGAAAACTTGCTCTGCGTGGGGAGTCACCTGACTTGATTGGGCGCTTCAGGTTAGAGCCTGGGTTCTCTCTCTCATAGGATTTGCGACCCTTCTCGTTGAGACCGCCCTTCGGGTTCTTGCCTTCCTTGCGCTGCCATGCAGGAGTTTTAGCCACGTCTTACGCTACCTGTGCGAGAAGCCTTCTCAGACTCCTTTGGCCCTGCGATCTTCTGCAGCGTACCGTAAACGTACCTATCGCGTTCTTTACCCTTGAGACCCTTCTTTCGCGCCTGAGCCATCAGGCTTCGCTCTAGTTTTTCTGGCATCTAAACCTCCAACTGATCCTCAATCATGGCTTTGGCAAGACGGTGGGCTCGCTGGCCTACCTGGTCTGCCCACCTAGAATCTAACATCTGAGCTGCCGCCTCTTCCCAATCTTCTTCCCGCATCGCGTTGATGGCAAGTCCAAAGTTGAGGAAACGACTCACACCAAGGTTAAACACCATATCAACAACAACTCTCTGGCGCACCTCGCTCATGTCTCTCCACCAGGGCATCGCATTGTCCAGTTCCTTGCTGACCCTCAGAATGTCGTTGTCCAGAAGATACCTGGCTTCGTCTTCTGTGATGCCTAACTCTTCGACGTTGCGCCCGACCCCGAGCGTTATGTACCCTGCGCTGCATTGATAACTCTTAAGCTCTAATCCCTCATGGAGAATCAACTGGTCTTTCAGTTTTTCCACATCCATATCCGCAAACCTCATCAGTTCAGAAGATCTTTATCTGCCTTACGCGCACCACCTTTGCCTGTGACAAATGATTTGAGCCTTCCCATTGCCCACTGGTGTGCTGAAACCTTTGGTCGAGACCCCGCAGAATAATAAGCGCCAAGCCCACGTTTGTAGACCTTCTCCATTGTAGACCGAGAAAATCTTGAGCTGATTCCTTTGTATGTCGCCATTAGGATTTGCTCCTTTGCTTAGAGATGCGGTCCATCTCCTCTTTGGTGAGCGTACCCTTACGATACTTCTCCGCTGTGCGCTTGATCTCTGCTCTCCTGGCTTCTGGGTTGGCAGCGCCAGCAGTATACTTGACCGGAACACCATCTTTCTTTTTAACTTCACGGAACTTCCGCATCAAAGATCTAGCCATTATTTTTTCCTTTTATCCAATACTCCCTCAATGACTCCCCCCGAAAAATAGAATGTCAAGATGACAAGCATCGCATAATTAATGTTGAAGAGTTCCATTACCTTGGTCACTGCATCTGGGTCGCCCTGGCCTGAGATAGTCATAGCCAAAACCATACATAAGGGCTAGCCAGCGCTGAGCAATTTTAAAAGGGGCGTAGGCTTGCAGAAGCTGGGTTTTCGCATCAGCCTTGGCCTTAACCTCTTCTTCAGTTGAGGTGTGCATATCGTCAATCAGCTTCAGACCACTCTCGATGACCTTCTCTGATCCTAGTATTTTTCCGATGACTCCAAGCATAGTTACCTCAGTATCTTCGTGCTTTTCGGGTTGACCCACTCAGGGATGCAATACGCTTGCACCTTGCGCTTAGTCCAATAATTGTATCTTGTTCTACTCACTCGATCAGCAAAGTAATTACACCTGTCAATTGAGTAAAAATATGCCTTCTTGTCTGGTATCACGGTTCCTTCTGCTGTCATGACGATCAACGCGAACACATAAATCATACGGGCCTCATAGTAGAGATCCAATAAATAAAGCCACCGACCGCAGCCAACCCCAGCAGACATATAAATACAATGACCATAGACCGTAGCAAAGCCAGGTTTCTTTGACGCTTCGCGATTTTGGCTTTCTTCTGTGCTTCGATTGCTTCATCACGGTTACGTTTTGCTTCTGCTGCATACCTCAAAAAATCTTGGTAAAGGTTTGCTCTGCCTTGGTATATCAGCATGGTCTTCAACTCTTCTTCGCGTTGGCGTAACTTTTCGAGGTGGAGAAAGTTTTCAAGGTCAGAGCCTGTTGACTGTGAGCTACCTGATTTCTTTTGTATCTCTGCTTTTGCGTCGAAATACTTGCCCAGCTGTTCAGCACAATCCGAAATGTCTTTGCCATTCTTGAGTAGCTCTTTTACCGCACCAATCGCGGTGTTTGCGGTCTGAACTACAGCAATGGCTTCAAAAATCACGATCTTAGTACAAGCGATATGAGCAGGAGCAGAGATGCTCCAGCAGTAGAGATCATAATCATCTCAATGCGTTTTACACGGTGCAGCATCTCTGCCCAACGCTCTGCGCAGACTGCCTCATGCGTAGCTAAGTTTGATTGAACCTTATCAATCCGCGAGTGTGCTGAAGCCACAGTTCGATTGTCCATTTATATCTCCTTGGGCCAATCATGGATTGGTGCATTCCCTGTCGGCTTGCCATCTTTCATAGGCACATCGTACAGGGCCATGAACTTTGCATGAGTGTCACAGGCATTTATTGCATCTTCGATAGTTTTTGACGCAGTGCGAACAGCCGTTCTGTAATCTGATACGGAACTTGGTATCGCCGAGGAACCTCCCGTTTCATACGCTCTCGTGCAGTACCAATCAGTTTTTGATAATTTTGTTCTCGCTGTTTCTTTGCAGTTTCTGATTGCGACAGTTTTTAGACCCTCTTTAATTATGACGTTCCCTTTTTCGTCTTTAATTTTATTACCATCATCATCGACAGACTCTGTATCATTGATAGATCGTTCTATGAGATTTTCTTCTTTTGCATCCCACCCTGAGTAGAATCGGTTGTCCCAGGTCTTTGGAGCAGGAATCTTTACAAGACCCAATGAAATCTTTTCTTCATCTGTTGTCCTATACCACCACTGAGGAGGGTACTTTCGACCATTCTTGTCTTGGAAGACCTTGCCTTCTCTGACTTGTTTTCCTTCGTAAGTCCACATCACTCTGTTCCTCCGTTGGCGAACTTAAATGGTTGATCTGCAAAACACATATATAGGTACGTCTCATTCGTTGTATTGATATCTCCAGACCCACCCCTGATCTTAAAACCATTGCTTAAAAACGAAATATCGTGATTTGTAGCATCTGTTTGCTCAACACCATTATTGTTTGCTACAAGATACACTCCGTCATCAGGTGTGCGTTTGTTATCGAATATGACCCAATCCCTTCCTGTGCTAAGGCTTTTAATCATCAACCATCCCGGCCTGAATCCGGTGTGTACATAAGGCGAGTCAACATCATAGTCGCTAACAAAATGTTCCAAATATGAACCAAACTTGGAGTAACCCTCTTTCTCTGCAAAACAGTACGCAACAAAATCAATAGTATTACCATTAACATGAGAATCCGTACCAACAGAAAAGGTAGTACTATCTATTGCTACGATGTTGTTTCCCGCTGGAGCAAACGCCCCGTTAGTATTCAGATTCATATAACCAGAGGTCATGCCTAGATGATGGTGATTTACAACCCAAGCTGTATCAGCAGTTCTAGCTTTAATCAGCATCCATTGAGGTGTAGCTCCAAGACCGTGAGCAATAGCATTGGACGAACTTCCGTTCCCCGTGTATGTAATGACGCTAAAACCAGCTTCTGTGCTGACAGTTCCTGCCGAATCGCTGTTCGCTCCATTTGACCCTGCGCTATTACTAAAGCTTGTTCCAGCTTTCCACGCCCAAGCTACATAGCCCTGAGTATCTCTATTCGTTCCACCATCGCCTCCTGTTGTGAAACCATCAGAATCAAATGATGTTAATGCGTTAGATGACGTAAACTCCTGTTTATCAGAGGTTGAATCGATATCTATATGAAGGGTTTTGGTTGCTCCGCGAACCGAATCATACGTGTAGTGATTATCTGCATTATCCCTGTTTTTAATCCAAACCCAATCAGGCTGGAATGCAAATTTTGATATTTCTTGTGTACTGCTATCTCCAGTGTGAAGTTGAGCGTCCCAATACTCCAAGGGGTTCTCTCCCTCCGCTGGGTCAATGCTGGGGGCTGGAAGGCTTGCAGTCGATAAACTTTTGAAACCAGAAGGTGGAGAGTGTGTAAACGCCAACTGCCCTCCATTGAAACGGATTGTTGTGGTGTTGGTTCCGCCGCTATCGTGCCTAACCCCTACACCAGTTAATTTGCTCAAACTGTCGCCACCAGTATTTGTTGCGGGATTGCTTGATCCAAAATAATTATTATTTTTAGCAAAAAAGACTTTGCTGTTATCAAGATCGACAGCAATTCCGATAACATCCCCGCTTGTCCAACTATCGCGACCTGTTGCGTTACCACCACCATCACTGCTTGATGTTACTGCCCCGCCACTAGTGTCACCCCTAAAGTCATCCCGTGAAAAAACCATGATTTGCTGTCGGTTTCCTAACGTGACGCTCGTAAACTCCATATAATATTTGCCTGAAGTAGCACCGAAAGGCACAGTTCCAGACTCGTTATCAGCATCAGTCGTTAAAAGCAAATTGCCATCTGAAAAACTACCAATACCTCTGTAACTGCTAGCGTTATTCATCATAATGATTTCAGGGTTGAAGGTAGCGTGATTATCTGTAGGTGAGTCAGTGGTGTTGTCAGTGGTGGCTATGTTTGTGCTAGAGAAATGATTATTTTTTCCAGATGTGTCTGCACCAACCGTACTTGATGATGCTGATCCGACAGATGAATTCTTGAATTCTAGACGAAACGAATTAGCTCCTGCACTCGCATATAATCCAGAAGTGTCTTTCGGAATCCAGATGTTTTCTTTTAACTCCCCGAAATCACTAGCATCACTCGATGGTGAGCCACCGTCGATAAAATTGACCTCGGCAAGATACCCATCAAAAAATGCATCTTGGCTTGCCGCTTGTCGGCATCCTATTGTGTGCTGTACAGCAGTGTTGAACTGGCTTATATAATTGTGTGTGAGGTTAGAAACATTACCAGTGAATGCAGTTATTTGAGTTCCATTGACATACAATCTAGCTCGATCCGTTCCATCTGTCGGATCATTATCAGTCGAATCGAACTGCCATACTATGTTATACCAAGCGGCAGTGTCTCGAAACAAAGTATTCCCTGTTCTAGAGATAACTTGCGTTCCACTGTTATAGTTCTGAAAGGCTATTTCATTCCCAAGAAATTCTAGACCACCAAAATTATTAAAATTACTATGCCCTGCACTGAAAAAGTACATCTCACCGCTACTTAAATTACCTCTTTTAACCCAACAAGAAAATGTAAATTTTTCCTCTGTTCCTGCGCTAGTTGGAGTAAAGGACAAAAACGGAGAATCGTCATCATTGAACCGCAAAGAGTTGCTGATCTCAAACGGATAGAAACTCCTAGAGGCTCCCTGCATCGCACTACCCTGGATGATACTCATCAAGAACCCTCAGTCAGCGCAGGAGTTGTTGAGAGGAACACGTTTGTTCCATCAGGGCAGTAGTACGACATGAGGTACGTTCCAGCCACATTGATTGCTGTTAAGTCAGTTGCACTCAAATGTACATCCGCGTCCACTGTCACAGTGCGTGGTGTGGTATTAGTTAACAAGATCATGCCAGATTGACCAGCTGTCTCATTTGTAAACGTCAGATCAATTGTTCCAGCGGGTGTGCAAGTAAAATGATTTCCCGCATTGAGATCAAAGCTACCATCGTTTTCCGCTGTGACTGTGCCACGCTGTGAGGCAGTAAAAGTGGTAGCGGCATTCGACGTCACAATGTTCGCCCCTGCTAGGCTTGTAGCCCCTGTCCCACCATTTGCGAGCGGCAGCGTCCCAGTTACTTCTGCGGTCAGATCAACCCCCGCATTCTTAATTGTAACCGCGCCTGAACTAACAGAAAAATTGTCACTGGAGAATGAAGCAATACCTTTGTTGCTGGTTGTTGCGTCTTCTCCTGCGATTGTCTT